ATCGACGCCTTCCGCCAGCTTGTCGGTGGCCGTTTGCATATCGTCCGCCAGCCCCGCGCCGTCTTCCGCGATATTCGCCATGCTGGTTTCGGCCTGCAGCATGCTCGCCTCTAGCGGGTCAAACATTTCCGGCGCGAAATAGCCGCCCGCGGCCATGCCCGACGTCGGCGCGCCGCCGAACGTGCCCACGGGCATGGAATAGGCGTTGGCTGCGCCGGTGGCGCGTAGCACCTCGTCCACCGTCATGTTTTCACGCGCCGCCACCGCGCCCGGCGTATCGCCCGGATTTACGGTGAAGCGCCGCCCGCCGCTCCCGCCCTGCGCGCCCCAACCGTAATAGCTCATGCCGGTGGAGCCACCCAGCACGGCCGCCCAGTCAATCGCCTGCCCGCCCCTGCCCGCCGCGGCCGCGTCTGCAATCGACTGCTCATAAGCTGTGCGTGCGGTCAGATAGGCGTCCGCGCCCCACTGCAGCGCCAGCGCCGTCAATTGGGGCGTCACTTCCTCGTCAAACTGCAAGCTGGCTTCGGTCAACTGCCCGGTATCCAGCCCCATCGCACGGCGTAGCGCAGCCACCGTGTCGGCGCTCGCGCCGCCCGCTTCCAGTGAAGCGAGAATACCCGCGTCGATTTCGCCCAAGCGCCCGCCACTGCCCTGCCCGAACAGTTGGGACAGGCTTGCGTTTGCGAGATTGTCGGCCCAGTCCGCCGCCGCGTCTGCGCCCGCCCTCGACGCCTCCGCCGCTGCGCGCAACGGCGTAAGCAGGTTATCCTCCAGGCCCGCGCCGTCCAGCCGGTCGACAAGCGTCTCAATTGCATACGCGGCGTTCTCCGCATCTTGCGCCGCCTCCGGCGAAATAATGCGAATACCGCCCTGCAATACCGATCCGCTCAAAAGCGTTTGAAGCTGCTGCGCTTGCCGCTCGACGCTGAATATGTACGGCGAATAAAGCATCCCCATCCCCGCCGTCGGGTTGTCGCTCGCGGCGAAGCCGGGCCGGGCCAGCGTGCCGCCCGTGCGCGCGCTGGCCACTGTCACGCTGTTTTGCGCCGCAGCGACCACCGCCGTGTATTGGTTAAACCACGACACGACGGACGCGGCCTGCTGTAACATTTGCTGGCCGGAGTCCGTATTGAACGCGTAATCGGTTGAAGATAGGCCAAACGCATTGCGAGTCAGTAAGTCCATGAAACCGGCGCTGCCCATGTCCATGCCGGACTGCTGGGCAAGAATGGCCGCGGTGAGCGCGCCAGAAATATTCTGGCCGGACAGGCTGCCTGCGCTGACCCCCGACGATGCAAACAACGGCGCGTACACGCCCGCCACAGTCTGCGCGTTGAGCAGGCTTTGCCCGGATGCGCCGCCCGAACCACCGCTGCCAAGCCGGCCGAGTTCTTCGAGAATGGAGTTGACCAGGTAGGCGAAATTGTCCGCAATGTCGGACGTGATATTTTCGATTTCCACGCGCATGCGCTGGAACGGCGTAATCGTCGCTTCGGCCACCGCGTTCATTTGCGGGGCCATGCCCTCGGCCACGTCAAGAAATGCCTGCGTGAACGCGCTGGCGCTATCCATGCCAGCCGCCCTGTATCCGTTGGACAGTTCCCGCACTTCGGCGCTGGAAATGCCGAGCGTATCCAAACGCAGGAAACTTTGGTTGCTAAGCAGCATTGACAGGTTTTGCAGCGACGCGCTCACGTCTTCGCCGCGTGCCTGCGCGAACGTGACGCCAATATCAACAAGACGCGCAACCTCGTCGGCGTTCTTGGCAATGCCCATACTGAGCATTGAACTGGACGCGTTCATGAGGTCGAGATCGGTCACTGTGCCGCGTGTTGCCGTCCGCAGCCGGTCAAGCAACGTCGTTGTGTTTCCGATCTGCGCGCCAAAGGAGCGGAACAGCGTTTCGGTACGCTGCGTTTCCATGCCCAGCTCGTACACCTGCTGTCCCATGCGGACTGCGCCTGCAAGCGCAACGCCGGTGAACACCGTCGTCATGACGGTCTGCAAGCCGCCCATCGCCCGCTGCATGCCGGTTACGCCGCTACTGACGCTCTTGGCTTCCGTGTTGAGTTGGCGCAGCGACCGCGTGGCCTGCCCCACGGGCGAGGAAAGTTGGTCAGTCCCTTTCAAGGTCACTGTTACGGAATAGTTATCTGTCATAGTGACCCCCTTTCCACCCTACAGCCCGCCGAGCAGGAGCAACGTCGCCGTCTCCGGCGTGAAATTCGACTTGCCTTCTTCCGTGCCAATAAGCGCCTTGCGCCACTCGGTCATACACACGCCGCGATACAATTCGTAGCCGAGCATGAACGCCTGTTCGTCTTTTGGCAGCGCCGCGTACTCGGTCATGGTCATGCGGTAGTGGCGCAGCATGCCGCCAATCAGCGCCAGTTCGCTACTCGCTTCGAAACGTGGCGGCGGCGGCTTCCGCCGTCACTTTCCCGCTCATAGCCGCGTTGGTCAGCCAGACCAGCAGCGCGTTAGACACGCCCGCGTCAAGGTCGCGCTGAATCGCCTGTGCCTTCTCTGCCTCGTCCGCGCCGGGGATAACCGTGCCGCCCTTTTCGAGCGCCAGCGCCAGCCGCCGGTAGGCGCGTTCCTCGTTCACCCGCGCCAGCTTCTGCTGATAGTCCACATCGGCCTGATTCGGCAGTTTCACCCCGTTTGCGCCGGCAATCGTACGTGGTACGGGCGGCGCAGGCACGGCCAGTTCGACGGCCATCCACTCGCCGTAACTAAGCGTTCCCAGCGTCACCTGCAGCGTGCGCTCATAGGGCAATTCCACCGTCACGGTCACCTGCGCGGGCGCAAGCTGCGCCTTAAGCGTTTTCCAGTCCATACGCCTCCAAAGACAGGGCCGGGGTTGCGCCCGGCCCGTCGGCTGCTACGTGCTAGACCTGCACGCCGGTCACAATCGGGTTGATGAGGATGGACGTGGTGCTGAGGCCAATGCCCAGCAGCGTCCAATACGTGCCCGCGCCGGTAATGTCCGCCGCCGGCGCAATGCCGCCCGCCGTCTTGGACACGTAATACGCCGTGCCCTTCGCAGCGACCGCGTTGAGGGTGATCGGCCCGCTGCGCACGACCGATACGGGCGCGCCCGCGGCCAGCGCCGAGTTGAGCGCAACGCCGATGGCCGCCTGCGTCGAAGCGGACGCGTCCGCGTCGGCCAGCCCGACACGCGCCGTCGCGCCGTCGAAATAGACCACCTGCCCGGCGGTGATGGCGGCGGCGGCGGTGAACGTCTCAATGACGCAACCGACGCCCGGCGTGACGCTCGAAGCGGTAATCGAAAGGTCAGCCATGAGTCACCCCCTACGCCACAATTGAGGCGGTCAAAGCCCCGTCGCCGGTCAAGGTGAACGTGACACGCACGGGGTCGCCGCTACTGGCGTCGGCCATGAGCAGGCCGCTGGCGTTGGAAATGCGCGCCTCGCCCTCGTACCGCTGCGCGCCGGTCGTGCTGTCCGGCTGATCCATGCGCACCGTGCGCGCGCCGGGGCTGGTCGCCATGACCCAGTCGCGCAGCAGCGAATAGCCGTTCGTGCCCGGTTCGGCGATCAACTCGCAGTTGACCGACCACGAGCGCGGGCCGTCGGTGGCCTTCGTCCACGGCGTATTGAGCGTGTTGTACTGGCCGACGGTGTTCGTCACGTCCAGCGAGAACTTGGTATCGTTCGCGCTGATGTCGGTCAGCGTGCCACCCGCATTGTCGATGTAGAGCTTGCCCAGGAACTGCTGCAAGACCGCCATTAGTCGTCCTCCTGCCCGTCATGAGCGGGCGGTTGTGTCGTTTGCGCCACCGCCACAATCGCGGGCGGGTCGAACGATTCGAGCATGAGAATTTCGTCCGGCGTCAGATGGCTGGCGTCAAACGGTTCGCCCGCTTCCACCAGCGCGCCGGTTTTCGAGTGCGTCAGACGCACCCCTGCGACGTAATCCGTCACCGCCATACCTCCTTGACCGTCAGACTGGCCTCGACGCCGAACCACTGCGCCGTACCGCCCGCCGGATACGTGAACACCCCCGCTTCCAACGCCGCGCCCTGAATGAACGCGCCGGCCAGCGCCCGCGTGCTATTGAGCGCCACCGCGTAATCCTGCATGTACTGCACCAGCGCCGCCGCCGCCTGTTCCAGCCGCCCCGCCTGCGCCGGTCTCAGCAGCAGCAAGTCGGCAATGCGCCACTCCGCTTGCGCCGCCCCGCCGAGCGCCAGCGCCGCAATCGACGTCGCGCCGGGCCGCGTGCCCAGCGGCATGAGCAGCCGCACCGGCGTGCGCCCCGCTGCCACACTTTCCGGCAGTTGCGTCACGTTCAGCACCGGCACGGCCACGCCGTCGATTTCCACCGGCATAGCCGCGAGCGCCGCGTAAATCGCCAGCAACGCGCTCATACGGCTACCCGCCGATAGAGCTTAAGGATCGCCTGCACATCCGCCGGAACCTGCGCGGGCATGAGCGTCGCGCCGTCGGCGGAAACGACAGGCCGATCCAAATCGGCGCTTGAGTCCTTTTGCCGGTACAGCCACGCGGCCAGTCGGATGCACGCCTGTTCAATGTCGGCAGGCGGCGTGACGCTGTACGCCCACCGGCCCGTGACGCTGATCGCGTCTTCCGGGTCAGTCTCATACGTCCACACCAGTCCACTCGACGCCTTGAGCGTGAGCGCGTAATACGGCGTGCTGTTGCGCGGTTCGCTCACCACCTGCACCGGCGTCACACTGCCGCCGTCGCCGTTGGTAATCGACGTGAGCGCGCACAGGTCGCCGTCCAGCCACAACGTGCGCCCGCCCCTGGATACGTCCACCACGCCGTCGAACGTGCGCGTGCTATCGGCGGCCGCTTCGAAGCGGCGGCTCGTGGCCGAGTCAATCATGGCCTGCGCCCGCGTCAGACAATCGGTCAGCAGGAGGTCGTCGGTCGTGTCGGTGGCCCCGACGTAAGTTTTGAGTTGATCGAGCGTCGCGTACATGCCGCCCCCTCAATGGAAGGGCCGAGCAGAAGCCCGGCCCTGTGCTGCTTTGTGAGCGCCGAACTGCGCTAGACGAGCTGCGCCACGCTCGACAAATCGACCTCGGACGCGGGCGTGTAGTCGATGCCGTCCGCCAGCGCGACCAGGCTGATGATGCTGGCCGCCGTGCCCACGGTCACCGCCGCGCGGATGTACCGGAAGCCCTGCGCGGCCACTTCGTCGGCGTTAACCTCGATCACCGCCTGCTTATTGTCGTCGGTCGCCTTGACCAACTGCGTGATCGCCTTGCCGGTGATCGTGGTCGTGTACGAACCGCCGCTGGCCGTATCGCCCTTGATGACCATGTCCACCGTCGCTGACGCGCCCAGCACGCCCGTGCTGAGAATGAACATGACACGCTGGTACGATTTCATGTCGATGGACGTGCTGGTGACGGTGGCCGCCCCCTGCGAAACGGGATTGAGGACGCTGACAATCGGCAGCGTTTCAATCATTTTTGCGATCATGTTGTGCCTCGCTCTCGCTTAGGGCGGGCCACATAGCCCGCCCTCGTTCGGGTTGTGGGAACTAGTCGTTGAAGTTGATGAAGGCCGACTTGGTATAGGCCGAGCCGGGGCCGCCGAGCGTGATCGCGCTCTTGAGCCACGGCTTGCCGTCCAGTCGCTGGCCGAAGCGCCACGCCGACAGGCCGTTGTCGAAGTCGTAATACTCGTCAAACTCGATGTACAGGCCGCCGAGCGTGAACAGCATGTAGGCCGACAGGTCGACCAGCACGATGCAACCGCTGGCGTCCGCCTGCGCCACATGTTCGCTTTCCACCAGCCGGTAGCCGCGCAACGGCGGGTACACGTCCGACGTCGGCGTGACGAACGTCACGGTCGACCCGCCCGCCGCCGCGATGGCGTCGAGATCGGGCTGCAGCGAGGCGTGATGCACCCACATGCACTGCGCGCGGTCGCCGAAGCGCTTGAAACGCGCGAGCATGTTGGACGCGTCCGCCATGGCGAACAGGTTGTTCGTCGCGGGCGTCACGTCCACCTTGGCCGGCGCATTGAGGATGCCCAGCGGCTGGCCGACGCCCGTCCCGCGCAGGATGTAATACTCCAGCTTGGCGGCGGCGGCGTTGCCGATCAGCACAGTCATGAGGCTGTTCAGGTCAAACGGCGCGTCCTGGCGAAACTCGCGCGTCACCGGGATGATGCCGCTCACCGCGTCGCTCACGTCCCACGAAATCTGCTGGAAGCGGGCGTCGGTTGACGTGTACTGGCCGCTCTCGGCGCGAGTGGCCGCCGTGACGCGCCCCGCCGCCGCCGTGTCGCCCACGCCAGCCGTCGGCGCGGCGAACAGGTCGAGCGACGGCATTTTGCCCGAAGGCGCGTTCACCGGCGTCGTGGTCACCGCGTTCACGATGGGCGAGTTCTGCTGCATGACGCCGAGAATGGTCGCCATGAACTGCTCAGGGATGGTGTAGCCACCGCCCGCGCCGGTGCTTTCCGCCAGCTTGATTTCGTCGCGGCTGTAATAGCTCTTGATGGCCGCGCTATCGCGCTCGCGTACCGCCTTGAGGAAGCCGTTGAACCGCTTTTCGGTCTCGACCAGCTTGTCTTCCGTGACCGCGTACCCCACCGACTTGACCGGGGTGGTCAGTTCGGCGCGCAGCGCACTCAGTTCGTCGCGCAGGGCCTTCACCTCTGCGCCCGGATCGGCGGCCTGTTCCGCCGCCTGCTTAATGTCTTCAGCCATGATCGGCTTCTCCTCTTGCGTCTCACCCTCGATACGAATGTCTGCAACGGGATCGCCCGCCGGTACTGGCGCAGTCTGCGTTTCCGCCTCTGCCGCGCCCTCCGCCGTATCGAGGTCTCCCGACGTTGCCTTGATTTGCGCCACGCCTAGCGTGCGAGGCTCCGCTGGCGTCACGGTCAAGCTGAGTTCAGCGACCGGCCAGCGTTTGATATGCTTCTGTTCGTCACGGCGCACCAGGTGCGAAACCGCGCCGGTACTCAACCCCACCACGCCGCGCTTGACCAGTTCCAGCACGTCATTCAGGTACTCGTGCGCCTTGTCGAGTTCGGCTTCGAACCAGACGCCGGTTTCGTCGCGCTTGGTGCTGACCACGCGCCCGATTTCGTTATCCAGCGCCTTGACCGACTGCTGCGCGTGGTCGTAAAAGACGGGCAGGTCGACCATGCCGCCGAAGTTCGTCTCCGGTGTGAACGTGTCCCCGTCCAGATCGCGCCCGCCGAACACCACGCCGTAGCCCGCAATCACGGGCGTGCCGTCGTCGCGGTACTTGAGTTCCACTGCCTGCATGGTTATCTCCCCTGCATACTCTGCCGGAAGCCGGTCACGAACGTGCTGAACGCCGCGTCGGCTTCCTGCTCCACCACGTCGGCGGTTGATTTCCAGCCGAGCGAGCGCATGTACAGCGATTGTGACGTTGCGCCGATCACGTAAGGCGCGTATTCGGCGTCATTGCCGACGATCTGCGTGTAGCCCCCGTCGGCTTCACTCTGCCCCCACTTTTTGGCAAGGTTGCTGCTGCGCCGGTAGGGCAGGCGGATGCGCCCATCGCGCAGCGCCGCGAAGAAATAGCGCCGCTGCTTTTCGCTCACGAACGGCTGCGGCGGGCGGTTGCCGTCCGTCGGCGGGTAGACGCTGAATTTGCCGCGCAAGTGGCCCGCCATCGCCTTCAGGCCCGCTTTGAACGCCGTACCCTGCTCCAGCTTCGCCAGCATACGCTGTACCGCCGCGTCGTCTATCGTCACACTCATGGCTGCGTCGCTCCGCGAAGTTCGGTCGAGATTCCGCAGCGGCAGCGCGGATGGTACGGTGGGTAGCCCGCTTCGCTGACCGGCTTGCCGTTCTGCGGCCCGCAGATGGCACAGACCAGTTCGTCGTTGCTGGTGCCGACGATTTGCACCGGTTGCAGCCCGAGAGCTTCCAGCTCGCGCGCGAACGCCTGTTCCCCCGCGCTGGCCGCCCGCGTCACTTCGGTCACGGCGATCATTTCGCTGCGTACCGGCCCGAACGCCGTCGCCAGCCGCGCTTCCAAATCGGTCAGCGTCATGCGCTGGCTAAAGTAGTCGCTTACCGCCCCTTGCAGCAGTTGCCGGTTCGTGTCGTTGAGTTTGGAGACCAGCTCGAAGCTGTACCGGCGCGCCCAGTCGATAGCCCGCGCGTGCAACGCCGCGCTGTCCACGCCCACGTTGAGCGCTTCGCTGGCGGCCATACCCGCACTAAACGCGACGCCTTCCAACTCAGCCTGAATGACATTCTGATAGGCCTGGGCAATCGCTGACCACTCGTTTTCGTCAATGCGCCCGTCCTCAATGGCGGCCAGCAGCCGCCTGCGCGCTTCCGCGTTCGCCTTGCCCAGCCGCCGCGCCAGCGCCGCTTCGCGTTCAGCCCGATCCGCCAGATCGACCATGGCTACGGATACCCCACCCAACGCGCCGCGTCGTCAAACACCGCCTTGACCGCCGCCGCGTCCGCTACGCCGTCGATCTGGCCTTCGATGGCCGCTACCGTGACAGCGGGCAGGTGTTCGGCTTTGAACGGGCGGGCGGGCTGCTTGCCGTCCTTTAGCCGCTTCACGACGAACCGTTCCCAGGCCCGCAGTTCGGCGCGCTGATTGTCCGCCGGGTTGTCCTGCGGTTCAGGCAGCGCCGCGACCGTCTCCTGTTGGGCGGGCGCGCTATCGGGCGTGTCGAGTTGCGGATCGTCCAGCGGCGTGAAGCCGACGCGCTGGCGCAGTTCGTTGATCGTAATCACGCGCCGGTCAAACAACTGTGCGAGCGCCGTCACCTGTTCGCCGTTCGCCTGCTGGTACAGTTCCAGTTCCGACTCGGCGGTTTCAACCGTCAGCCCGTACTCGGCCAGCACTTGATCGTTGAGCGCCGACAGGATGCGCTTGACCAACGGAATGACGGTCAGATCGTAGAAGTTCAGCGCGTCCTGGTGACTGGTGGCGAAGTTGGCGGCGTTGGCGCGCAGGATGCTTTCAGGCACGCCCAGCGCCGACGCAATATCGCGCCACTTGCTATCGGTCAGTTCCGGCATAGCCAGTTCGCCGGGTTTATCGCCCAGCGTCTGCGTGGTGATCGTCGTGCCCACCGCCAGCGGGCGGAAAGCGTTACGAATACCCGCGACCTTCTGTTCCAGCCAGCCCTGCACGCGCTGGCGTTCGGCGTCCTGCACCATGCCTTCAAACGTCACCAGTGTGGGCCTTATCGCGCCGTTCTGGAACAGGAACGCCGTCGCTTCGTCAATGGCCGTGAGCGCGCCCGCCGCGGCCAGCGCCGCCTGCGCGGGTGACGTGCCCGGCCCGATTTCGCCGGTGCGATTGGGCAGCCACACGTACACCAGATCGCCCACCGCGAGCGTCACCTGCCGCCCGTTGGCCGTGCGCGTGAAGCCGGTCAACCCGGCCTGCGCGTCGATGACGGGCTTGATCGTGGTGGGCAGCATGCGCCGCAGGGTCGTCACGCGCCCGCGCGCGCTGCGCCCCAGAAACACATAGGCCGCGCCGTAGAGCATGAGATCGCCCGCCATGGCGTTGAGCAGGTCGCCGAGCGATTGCGCCCAGTCCGCAGGCGCGTCGGTCGCTTCGCCGTTGGCCTTCAGCCAGCGCAGGGGCAGCGACCCGACGGCGTTACTGACATGGTTGACCCCGGCATAGAGCGGGGGCAGGACGCGGTAATAGGCGGCGGGCGTGCCCACGTCGGGGCGGCCGAACAGGTCGCCCCACTGGTCAGGCGTCAGGGCCGACAGGGGTATGCTTTTGGTTGCGCCACGCGCCAGCAGTACCGATTTCGTCGTCATGCCCACCTCATGCCCCAAACAGAATGATCGGGCGGGCCGCAAGCATGGCATACGCGCCGCTGAGCGCGTCCACCTGATCGTCGTGCGCCCCTACCGGAAACGTGCTGAGTTCATCCAGAAACGCGCGGTTCCATGCGCCCCGCACCAGCTTCAGCCGCCCGGCGTTCACACGCGCCGCCACCGGCCCGGCCCGCGTGAACTTGTCCCCTTCCGGCGGCGCGGCGTCCACGGCGTAGGCGTGCATGCGCGGATCGCGCAGCAGAAATTGCAGCCCGACAATCCCCGCTTTTTCCGCTTCAAGGCGGATGCGCGTGGCCGGCCCGTCGATGACGGCGTTTTGCACAATCGCCTCATGCACGTCCGGCAACTCGCGCTGGCCGCGCCACATGTCCAGCACGATCAGCGTTTCGTCACTCAGCAGGCCCAGCTTCAGCCCGGCCGTGTAATCGGCGCTGCGCTTGGCCGTGACGGCCAGGTCATAGAAGCGCACCGTCTTGACGCACTCCGGCGCAGCGTCCACCACCTCAATCTTCGTCGCGTCAAACAGGCGGCCCCCGGCAGGCATGGGCTGCTGCTGATACAGCGACGCGAACGCATACGCGCCCAGCGCCGCCTCAATGCGATCCAGCGCCGCCTCGTCATACCGCGCCGGCCACAACGCCGCGCCCTCGGCCCGGCCGAGCGGATCGCCCGCTTCGGCCCGCGCCGGCAGGCGCAACCGCTTGAACTCGCCCGGCATGTTCGCCAGCACCCGCCCCACCAGGTCGTCTTCGTGCCAGCGCGTCATTTGCAGTACCGCCGCGCCGCCCGGCTCCAGGCGTGTGTACAAGTCGTTGGTGAAGCTGTCGTAAATGCGGTTGCGGAACGTCTGACTTTCCGCTTCGGCGCGGTTCTTCAGCACGTCGTCAATCAGCAGGATGTGCGCGCCCTTGCCGGTGGCGCCCGCGCCAATGCCCAGCGCGTCGGCCCCGCCTTCATGCCCGGCAATATCCCAACTGCTGGCGCTGCGGCTGTCGGCGGCCAGTTGCACGTCGGGAAACACGCCGCGGTAATACTCACCCGCGATCAGGTTGCGCGCCGCCCGCCCGTTCTTATCGGCCAGCGACGCGGCATAACTGACGAGCATGATGCGGTAGTGCGGATTGCGCCCCAGCGCCCACGCCGGAAACAGGCGCGAGGTGGTGAACGTCTTGCCGTGGCGCGGCGGCATTTCGACAATCAGCCGCCCGATGCCCTGCGCGCCGCCGGTTTCGACATAGCGCAGCACTTGCGTGAGCGCCGCGTCAAGCGCGGTGAGGTGCGGCGCATGGAGATAGCGCCGGTACAGGATGCGCTTGAAGGCGGTGAAATCCGCCTGCGCCCGCCGGTACGCCGTCTCAGTCCGTGAGGATGTCGTCAAGTGTGTCTTCGGGCAGCGGCGGCAGGTTGCGGACGTTCATTTCGATACGGCTGGTGGCCCCGCCTTCGAGCAGCAGCAGCTTGTCAGCCAAAATACCGGCGGCCGTCGCCAACGCCTTGTAGTCCGCGCCGTCGCGCTTGCTGTGCATAGTCTCAAAAATCGCGTCCAGTTCGGCGCGGATGAGATCGGCCAGTTCCAGCTTTTTTTCGGTGCGGAGATCGTCAGACGGCGGCGTTTGCACGTTGTCACGCCATGCCACCAGCGTGCTTTTGGGCACGCCTGTATCGCGGGCTGTCTTGGACAGGTTGCCGTTGTTGGCGTCGAGTGCGGCCAGCACAGCGGCGCGTTGTTCGTCGCTGTAGCGCGTCCACATAGGGAAAGTCTCCACTCAAACAAATGGGCCAGCGCATAAGCTGGCCCTTCCCGACGTGCCCCGCGTGA